CCGACTCCTATTCAACCAGATCCAAGAACCGTTCGACAAAGTGTGCCCACCGAATAGGAAAAACTTCCTCAGTTATTCGTACACCCTCTACAAATTGTGCGAACTCTTGGGGGAGGATAAATTTTTGTCCTACTTCCCACTCCTCAAATCCAAAGAGAAGTTGCACGCGATGGATTGTATATGGCAAAAAATATGTAACGAGTTGCAGTGGGAATACATTCCCACGATTTAAAGGTTATTGTTGTAACATAATTAGTATGGATGATTATAAAGACTACTGCATCCGAGAGGCCAAGTTCCATCTCGACCGCGCGCGTGACATTTTGATGGAGGCGATGCAAGACCCGAAGAAATATCACGACGAGACTAAAAAAACATACGAGTTCATGGCTCCTTGGTATGCGATGATGATGTACTCTCTGATACATGCACCACCACCCGACGACACTCCAGAGATTTCCCAAAATTTATCAACACCGCCTCTCGAAGACCGGTGAGGGAGAGGTAGTTGCGCGCCTGCGTCTCCGCGGCCTCGTTTAGTTTAGCCACCGCTTTGAATTCTAATATGATCCTGTTGTCTATGACTATGTCCGCGCGTAAGGTGCCCACCGTGTGTCCCTCGTAATAAATAGGAAGCCATCTCTCCGACTCGTATTGTATCCCACGTTTACGCAATTCAACTTCCATGCAGTTGTGATACACCCGCTCACTAAATCCAGGACCGAGGGTGTTGTGAATTTTCAACGCGAAGGCTTCGACGTCGGCGTCCATGATGTCTAGTCATATATCGACACAAACCCCTAAGTGCCCATGCCGCCAGCGAAGCCGCTCCTGTCCCTGGTCGAAAAACAACATCATGTGTTCCTTTTTTGAAAATACATACGGAACTCTCTCGATCCCATGCTGTTCAAATCCATAAAGAAACCATGGATTGCGCTGTTATTATTGAGGTTCACGCCATTTAAGTTATTAAAATTGCCACGAAAACGACTAATGGTCGCCCGAAAGTGTGGTGTAGGCATGCGTCTCCCACGGTTCCGCGGGGAACCGTTGCGGGTGCCGCGTTTGTTGTAATACGAGACGATGTCTTGCCACAGCTCAATTCCTTTTGTGATGAGCTTTGAGTTGAGTTGTCGTGTGTTGTCAAGTGTGTTTAACCATCCATTATTGTAATTAGTGGCTCGCGCGATTACCGGTTCAAGTTTGTCCTGGAACTTGCGAAGGCGCTTGACCAGTTTCTCCCATTCCGCCTTATCCTTCTTCCTGACGTCGTTTGAAAGTTGGCTCTTAGTTTTGGCGACGCGCTTGCCGTTGACTACGTGAGTCAGTTTAACTCCAAACCTCTTCGCGTTTTCTTTGAGTGTGGCCATGTCCGTGTTCATTTTGTTGGTATACCATACCCTGGCATTTTTTTACGCGAATCAGAAATTCTCACGGTACGCACACACGCTTCGTCGAGTCATGCTTCCAAAATGTAGTCATATATCGACGCAAACCCCTATGCCGCCAGCGAAGCCTCTCCTGTCCCTGGACGAACTCGTGACCTTTGCGTGCACGCACGGGTCCGATCCTCGACACCTCCGACTCGTGCTCGGGATGTATAAACTAGAAGAGATGAAGATGGAGGACCCGTGCGGCATCGCGGCTTGGTACGGCAACCTCACGATACTCGCCTTGCTCCGAAACCACGGGATCCCATGGGGGCGATCCATGGAGAGGGCGGTAAACAGGAACCAGATCCACGTCAAGTCGTGGATGTTCACGAACGGGTATCGTATGGATAAACATGAACCCACAGGTTGGCTATCCACTTCTCCCCAGAAGTCACTGGCTTACCGCCGTGCAGCGCTCCTGAATGCCTGAACCCGTAGTTGTTGAGGGTGTCGAACAGCAGCACGTCGCCTTTTTTTAAACGATATTCTTTTTGTAACCGTGGAAACGCCGTCGCCCCACCCTCGTAGTCGTCGTTCAGCGCGATGAGAAAGGTGTACATGCGGGGGTTCTTCTCCCTGAACGCGTCGTGGTGCGGCTTGTAAAAGCCCCCGGGTTTGTATCGAACCACCTGCAGAGACTCACAGTTGTCCACCGGGCGGTCGCAGTGCTTGAGGAGGCGGCGCGTGATTCTCTGCACGATCTTGTCGCCCTTACGGATCCACGCCGTCTCGCTCTTTCGCGTGCGCTCGTCTAACTTTCTGGATTGCGCAATCGTGGACGGCTTGAGGGAGCCCTCCGCCGCGCGCATGACGTGGTCGCACTCCTCGTGGGAAAGCATGCGCGCGAGCACGCGAGGCGGTCGACACACGGGACGCAGGAAAAGCAAAACGAGGGAAAAGACGAGTAAATACACGGCGTCAATCATCGTTACAATACTAGAAGAATTTAAATCTTTTCGAATAAAGCGGGGAGGCGACACGTATATCTGGAGTGGATGTCTTTGATGACGTCGTTGGCGTAGGCGATGAGTTCGTTGATGGTGTCGCGGATCTCCTCGAACTTTTCCGGCTCGAGGGCGTATTGGCGGAGGGCGTCCCCGCCGGTGTCTATCATCATCCTGTAAATGTCGGTGATGTCTTTGTTTTTATCCTTCTGTTTGTCCATCTTCTGAAGGTTCTTCTTGAACCACGCCTCGGTGATCTTGCCGAGCATGAAATCGATGCGAGCGTGGCGCGGGGTGTACACCGAGCCGTACCCGAGCGGACGCCTCGATATCCAATCGATCTCTCGATCGAGTTGGTTGATGGTGATTCGAAAGCGCATAATGCAATCCGGGGCGGACATCTGCCTCAATTCGGCGAAGGAGGGGATGCCCCCGCACGGGATGTCGCCGTGCTCTCGAGACATCATGCCCCCGTTTTTCCTGAATTCCAAGTAGTGTGGGTTGTGGATCCGGCCCAGTTCCACCGCCCCGGTGTTGAAATTGAACGCCGTGTGACAGTCCGGGCACCACATCTGCGTGCACCCGGAGAGTTTGTGTATGAACGTCCCACACTTTGGGCACGGTTTGGTGTCTCGGTGAATCATCGCGATCGAGGCCTTCGCGTTCGGGTCGCACTCGTGGCCGTCCTCCACCAACTCGTTACACTGGTTGCAGTACGTGTTCTTACACAACCCACAGTAAAACTCTTCGTTTAAAAATCCTTGACACCTGCCCTCCGTGTTCGGACACTTGCGAACGAACTTGTGGACCACCTCCGTCTCCGGCGTCAACGACATTTGGTCGAGTTCGGACGAGAGGCGGTACAGTGTGCGTAGATGCTGACTCTTCTCTAATATTTCCGGGTGGTGGGTTTCCAAATAATGCTCTCGGCGGGTGTATGGAATTTGAAAAATGTTGTGACGGTTGTACAACTCGAATATTTCCTTCGAACACACCTTTATCTCCGCCTGTATCTCCCTGTGACGAAGAATGCGCTCGACGATGGGCTGGGTCTCCGGGAACAACGATTTCTCGCGCTCGAAGAGGACCTCCTCCCGGTGTCTGCGCAGGGCGGTGTTACAGAAACGCTTCGACGCCCACGACTGGGTGAAGAGGCGGGACCACTTGTTTTTGCACCCCATGCAGTGCACATCATCGAACTGGGAGAGGATGTATTTTTCGCAACATCTCCGGCACGCACGCAATTCACAATGAGGACACGGAACCTCCTTGTGAAATGTTTGATTAAAGTCTTCGCAACACACGTCACACATTTCTTAATTTATCTTCGCCTCGTCGCCTTATATTTCTTTACCTGGGTTTTTTTGGTTTTTAAACGCTTTTGCACATCGAGTGCCTTTGTCTTTTTCAATTTCAAATTTTTTAACATCTTATTCTTGTTCTTCACGCCGATGTTCGCCTTCTTGATGTTCTGCGCCACACTCTTCTTCGCCGCGAGTCGGAGTCGACCCGCCAATTCTCTCTTCTTCCCAGCGTTGGCGAACGCCCTCACCGCCGGTCTCGCCTTGGCCGCGTTCGTGCGCTGTTGTTGGATCTTCCTCGCCTCCGCCCAGATGGTTTTGTTTTTCTTGTCAAACCACCTCTTGTAGAAGGCGTCGCGCTCAGCCTTGGTGAGTTTGTCGTAATACTTGGAGTTCAGTTTGGAACGCACACCCTTGTTCTCAAGGGTGAGGGCCCTGGTCGGCGCGGGGAGAGCCTTCGTCGTCGTCGCCGCCGGCTTCGTCGTCGTCTTCGCCGCCGCCGGTTCCCTCTTGAGGGCGTTTCTCGCCGACTGGAGGGTGACGAAATTCGCCTTCGTGCCCCCCTTGTTCGGGTGGTACTTGAGGGAGAGACGCTTGTACGCGCTGTCCACGGACACCTTCTTCTTCGCCATCATCTTACGAATCTCCGCCTTCGCCGCGTTCAGGCTGAGAGCACCCGTCTTCGCGTTCGCCTTGGCGTTGGGCTTGTCCTCCTTTGCCGGGGTGGTGGTCGCCACCAAGTTTTTACCGAAAGTTTCCTTGTGCTTCGCTAACTCGGCGCGACGCTTGGCGACGTCGTTTCGCTTCTGCATCACCCACCGGAGGTGACCCTTTCTCTGTTTATCGGTGATCTTCGCCGCCTCGATCTCGCCACGGAGTTTCACCTTTTCATTCAACAAGCGCTCGATGTTTTCCACCTGCTTGGTGTTCGCCGCTTGTCGGACCTCACTCTCCCACGCGCGACGGAATTGTCCGAACGTACCCGGGATACTCTTTTGAATCTTTTGCACCAAGGCAGTCTTCTGCTTACCTAACATTTCCGCGGTCTTCACAGGGAACTGTTTGGCGGAGGCCATCTTTTTCACATTCTTCTTTTGTTGTTGCAGTTCGAATTCCGTTAAATTTTCGGGCGCCTTCCCGAGTTTCTTCGCCACGTCGAGGATAAAATTTTTACCGATGCCGTACTTCTTCGCCATGTTTGCAATCTTCTTGTTCGCGTTGTTTTTGGTGTTCACCGACTTGAGGATGGAATTCACCGGTTCACCCGCGTTGTAGCGCTTCATGTACTTTCCTCTCTGCAACATGCCCAATCCCTTCGCCTTGAGTTGCTTCTCGAAGTTCGCGCGATCAGTCTTCGCCTTCCCCTTGGCTTCGAACTTTTTCAAGTTTTCGGCATTCATGTTTCGCAACATCTGAATGTTCACCCGTCGAACGTTGCCACGAGTCTTCGCCTTTGCGAGAGCGATGATGTTCTTCTTCGTGAATTGACCTCCCTTGCCCGGTGTGCGACGTCCACCCACGGTTTTGAGGAGTTGATTCATGTGGGCTTCGTCCGCCTTTTTCTTTTCGACACTGTTCGCGGCGGCCTTGGCCTTGTTCTCGCGCGCCTTGGCGTTAGAGACAGCCTTGCTCACCACGGCGTTGTAATTCTTATTTGGGATGTACACCAAAGTCGGCTTCACGGGTTTGCCCAAGAAAGTCTTGCCCTTGGCCCTCTCCGTGGCCACGACGCGGTCGGCGTTGATTTTCTTGTTGAGTACATTCTTCGTCAAGTTCTTCGCCGAGATGCCCCGGTCCTTCAGGAGGGCGGAGATGTACTTGGTGTTCACCTGACTGTTCGATGCGAGTTTCATGAGGGCGTTGCGCTCCTCAACCTTACCCTTCTTGGCGTTCACGGAGGCCTGGGCCTTGTTCTGGCGCGCCTTGGCGTTAGCGACCGCCTTGCTCACGGTGGCGTTATAATTCTTATTTGGGATGTACACCAGAGTCGGCTTCACGGGTTTGCCCAAGAAAGTCTTGCCCTTGGCCTTCTCCGTGGCCACGACACGGTTGGCGTTGATTTTCTTGTTGAGCGCATTCTTTGTCAAGTTCTTCGCGGAGATGCCTCGGTTCTTGAGGAGGGCGGAGACATACTTGGTGCTCACCTGACTGTTCGATGCGAGTTTCATGAGGGCGTTGCGCGCCTCAACCTTACCCTTCGTGGCATTGATGGAGGCCTGGGTCTTCGCCTCGCGGTTGTTCGCCTCTTTTTTGGCCTGCGCCAATCTCGCATTGTACACGGCATTCGGAACGAATTCGAGGGTGGGCTTGCTCGGTTTACCGAGGAAGGACTTTCCACGCACTCGCTCTTGGGCGATGACCATGTCCTTATTTTTCTTCGCTCGGAGGTTGGCCAAGTTGACGTTTCTGAACTTTTTGTTCGTGGATTTGGCGTAGGCGCGAACGTATTTCGCATCCACCCCCGCGTTTCGGCTCAGTTTCTTGAGGAGCATGTCTTCCTCCTTGGAGAGTCGCGTGGCCTCCACCGCGGCGGCCTCACCCGCCTGTTTGTTCTCCAACATCTTACGCGCTCGGTTGAGTTCTGCGTTGTATCGGTTCGGTGCGATGTACACCAATTTGGCCTTACCGAACCACGACTTTCTCGGTCCCTTGACCTTGTTGAGGGTGTTTTGGACAACCCTGTCCTTGGCAGCCTTTTCCTTCAAAAGCGCCAAATCGACGGTCTTCACGTTCTTGTTGCCCGCGAACGCCTTGAGGTACGCCATGTCAACACCCGCACCCTTGAGGAGGGCGTCGACCGCCGCCTTGTCCTCGGCGTTCACCCGTCTCTTCTCCTCGATGTTCGCCAACTGTCTATTGGCGTTCGCCAACTTGTTATTGTATTCCTCGGGTTTGATGTACACAATCTTCGGGAAGAGGTCGTTTCGCGCCTGTTGAACCTTTTTAGCCACGACCATGTCCTTTTGGACCTTGTTCTTAAACGCGGTGGTGTTGATCTCTTCGTAGGATTTTTGACCCTTATAGGCGTTAATGTACGACATGTTCACCCGACCGATGGACATCAAACGCTTCTTGATGTTCTTTTGCTTTGTGGCGTTTTGAAGGTTTTTCAATTTCGTGTTCGCCGCTTGGTACTGTCGGTTGTAATTCGAGGGGTCCACGTATTTCAGGACCGGCTTGTATTTACCACCGAACATTCCAGTGCCCTTGGAATTCGCGATGAGTCGAGCGAGTTCTCTGTCCTTCCCTGCCTTCGCCTTGAGATTGGCCATGTTGATGGCATTGATGTTTTTACCCACCAAGTACCTGTTCAAGTAAGCCCGGTCCACGTTTGCGTTGCGCATGATGGACGTGAATCGGTTCTGCTTCGCCCTTTCCTCGTTCTTGCGCGCTTGCTTCTTGAGGAGTTGTTCCTCGCGCTTCGCTCGCGCGTTCGCACGTCTCAACTCGTTCTCCAAGCGTCTTTGCTCGGCCTCAGCCGCCTTGCGCTCCGCCGCGTTTTGAGCCTTTTGTGCCTTCGCCGCGGCCGCGTTCACAGCCTGCTGGTGCTTTTGCTGGTTCAAATTGGCCGCCTCCGAGAAGACGTTATCCACGTTGTTCATCGAACGAACCTTCGAGATGAATAAGTTTCTCTCTTGGGTGGTCAATTTTTGAAGAGTCATAATCTTTCTTC